GGTGGGACACGGTTTCTTCCCTAATAGGGATCCCATTACCTAGATACGGAGTTATCTCATGGCAAGAAAGTTTGTGTCGCACACCAGTGCTTCTCAGACGGTTGATGGACCGAAGGGTCGTAACAACCGTTTGGATCGTGGCGGTTCGGTGGCGTTCAATCGTGTTACTGAAACTGGTTCGCAGAAGGCGACTGTTCGGATTGGTGGCGATACCACTGATTCTGATGGTGGCGGCGAACTGGGTTCTGGCGTGTCGGTGCGTTCGACACCCGAGAATCAGCACGGCACGACTGGCACTGTTCAGCCCGCTTCTAAGCAGCCTCGGTAGTCGTGGCGGTTTTGCCGCCTGATGCGTCGTTCAACGAGTTCGCCCGTTACGTGGAGGCCCATAAGGGGCCTAAGACGCGGTTGGAACTCAATGAGTTGTGGGCGTGGCGGCAGAAGTTGGCTGGAGTCAAGTTTGATGTGGGCCGTGGGTATCGCGGAACTTTGCCGCCCGACGAGCAGGATCTCACGATGAATGAACGCGAATCTAAGGTGATTTCTGAGGCTCAGGCTCAGGGTCGTAACATTGAACCTGTTGGGAAGCGGTGGGTTTGATGGCTCGTAAGACCAGAAGCGAAACTTTCGATTCGTATAAGCGCCGTTTGGAGTTGGCTCGCAAGTGGCGGGAGCATGAGGGGTACGACGAGACTTGGCGGCGTTTGGCTGACTTGTACCGTGGTAAGCATTGGCCGTCCTCGACGGCTACTCAGTCTGATTTGATCACGGTCAATTTGGCTTTCAGCACGATCAATGTGATTGCGCCGTCTGTTTCGGTGAATCATCCGAAGATTGTGGTTCAGGCGAATCAGCCTGATGATCAGGATCGCGCTGTGTTTGTGGAGTCGGTCGTGAATCATTTGTGGCGGCATCACGATTTCAGGTCGCCTTTTAGGCGCGCTGTGAAAGATTTTCTTGTTTTCGGCCACGGCTGGTTGAAGGTGGGGTGGCGGTTCACTGAGCAGGATCGTGCCATTGGTGATGCTGAACGTGACGAGTTGTATAGTCAACAGGTCGCTGAGGCTGATCAGGCTGCGATGGATATGCCTGATTTGGCGGGTGATTTGCCTACCGATGATGACATTGCTGCGAATCTGCCGTCAACGATGTTGACGGTGGTTGAGGATCAGCCGTTTGTTGAGCGGGTTTCCCCGTTTGATGTGTTTGTTGATCCTGAGGCTACGTGCATGGATGATGTTACGTGGATTGCGCAACGCATTGTGCGGCCGTTGGAGGAGGTGCAGGCCGATAAGCGGTACAAGCCGTCGGTGCGGAAGCGTCTAAGTGCGGATGCTGGGTTGGATTCGTCTTATCAGGATCCGTTGGATCAGTCGCAGTTCGCTGATGAGGCTGATCGGGTCACGTTGTACGAGTTTTACGATGTTGCTTCTAACACGATGTCGGTGTGTGCTGAGCATGGCGACGAGTTTTTGTTGGATCCGACTCCGATGCCGTATGCGTTTGGTCAGCCGTTTGTGATGCTCAGGAATTACGATATTCCTGACAGGTTTTACCCGTTGGGTGACCTTGAGTCCATTGAGTCGCTGCAACTGGAACTAGATAAGACACGTTCGCAGTTGATGAATGACCGTAAACGGTATGCCCGCAAGTATTTGTACCATGAGCGGTCGTTTGGCCCTGAGGGTCGTGAGGCTCTTGAGTCTGATCAGGACGGCAGGTTTGTTCCTGTTGTCGATGAGAATAAGCCGTTGTCTGATGTTGTGATGCCGTTGCCTCAGGTGCCTGTTAGCCCTGAGATTTACAATTACAGCCAGATCATCACTGAGGACATCAATGTGGTGTCTGGGGTGAATGAGTATTCGCGTGGTCAGATGCCTGAGATTCGGCGTACTGCTACGGAGGCGAGCATTATTGCTGATGCTTCTAATGCCCGCGCTGCTGACAAGTTGGCGATTGTTGAGATCGCTATTGGGCAGATCGCTAGGCGTGTGCTTCAGTTGATGCAGCAGTACATGACGGGTGAGGCGATGGCTCGGGTTGCTTCTCGGGATGGCACCGATTTGTTTGTGGAGTATTCGCGGCCTGACATTGTGGGCGAGTACGACTTCTCTGTTGAGGGTGGTTCCACGCAGCCGATCAATGACACGATTCGTAAGCAGCAGGCTGTCAGTTTGTTGAATGCGATTGGTCCGATGATTGGCACGGTGATTGATCCCGCCCAGTTGGCTGTGCATGTGTTGCGTGAGGGGTTCAACATCAAGAATCCTGAAAAGTTTTTGATGCAGCAGCAGCCGCCTGCTGGCCCTGAGGGGGGTGCGCCGCCACCTGAGGGGGGTGCACCTTTGCCTGATCAGGGCGCGATGCCGCCGCCTAGTGCGATGGGGCCGATGTCTGCACCTGAGTTGGGGGCGTTCGCTCCGACTGGTGGTGTACCGCCTGAGTTGTTGGCGCAACTTCAGGGCCAAATGGGCTTGGAGTTGCCTGCGCTGTAAAGCCTTGTGGGACACGGTTGTTTCCCTTATAGGAGCAACCGTTCCATTTGGACTCCCTAGGAGGCTTTGTGCCTGACGAATTCACAGAACCTGATGAACCCGCCGCTGAGGTGGATATTTCAGACGGGGCTGACATAGAAGTACCAACGGAAACCGATGATTCGGAGACATACACCATCAAGGTGGATGGCGAGGATCAGGCGGTCACTTTGGAGGAACTTCAGGCAGGTTACTCGCGGCAAGCGGATTACACCCGCAAAACCCAAGAGTTGGCTGCCGAACGGCAACGGTTACAGCAAGCCGAAACTATCGCTAACGCGTTGGAATCGGACCCAGAGGGCACTCTAAAGGCGCTTTCGTCTGCGTTTGGAATTGCATCGGACAACCCGCAGGTTGACAGCGAATCATTTGATGATTCGTGGGATACCGAGGATCCGACGGCGCAACGGATAGCGAAGATTGAAGCCCAACTGGAAACGCAGGCTGCTGCCGCAAGACAACAGGCTTTGGACAAAGAGGTATCGGCCCTGAAGGGTCGGTATGGCGAGTTTGATGAGCAGGCGTTGTTTACGCATGCACTTCAGAATCGCATTCCGAATCTGGATGCCGCTTACGCTCACATGAAGTTTGGCGAGGTTTCTGCTGTCGCAGAGAAACTGCAAGCCGATAAGGATGTGACTGAGGCTAAACGTGAAGCAGCGGTGGTCGCTGGTGGCAAGTCCACTCAGTCGGGTGCTGTTTCTTCCAAGTCCTCGGGTAAAGCGCCGTCAACGATTCGGGAAGCGTTCTCTTTGGCTAAGGCCACACACGGCAACTAACCCCTAGTACGAAGAGAGACATCAAATGGCTGGTAACAGCAACTTTGACGAGATTCTCTCCACCACGCTGAACAACTATGTCCCCAAGTTGGTGGACAACATTTTCAGTGCACGACCGCTGTTCTACGCCCTGACAAACGGGCAAACGATTCGGCGTATCTCTGGTGGAGCAAAAATCGTCGTTCCAATCATCTATGGTACGAACAGCACTGCTGGTTCATACGCGACCACGGATACTATTTCCACGACGGCTCAAACAGGCATTACAGCCGCTGAGTACGACTGGAAACAGTACGCCGCGACGGTGACCATCAATGGTCTTGAGGAAGCCAAGAACAACGGCGAAGCCCAGATCATTGACCTGCTGGAAGGCAAAATCTTTCAGGCGCAGGAAACAATCATTGAGAACATGAACACCATGTTCTGGGGTGATGGCACTGGTAACAGCAACAAGGACTGGATTGGTCTGGACCTGATTGTTACAAAGCCCAACACTTCCCTTGGTGGGATTGACCCGACTGGTACGGGCAACTCCTTCTGGGCATCTACTGAGACAAACCAAGGTGGCGCTCTTACCACCGCTGGCATGGCGACCCTGTACAACGACGTTTCGGTCGGCAATGACCAGCCAACAATCATCATCACTACACAGGCTTTGTACGAGGCTTATGAGAATCTGCTAACTGACCAGATTCGGTATACCGATACCGATGTGGCCGATGCTGGTTTCCAGAACCTCTTGTTCAAGGGCGCTCCCGTCACATTTGACGGGGGTTGCACCAGTGGCGAGATGATGTTCCTGAACACCAAGTACCTGCAACTAGTTGGTCACAGCGATGTCTGGTTCAAGCCGACACCGTTCGTGCGTCCAACCAATCAGGACGCGGTTTACTCTCAGATCCTGTCATACGGCAACTTGACCTGCTCCAACAGGGCGCGTCAGGGATACCTATACGGGGCCACCTGATCCCACTACTAGGCGGGGGGCGGTAATCATCCCCTCCCCATCGGCTATTGCCGCTTCCCGCCCCTATGTTCACACGGAGGCCGCATGGCACGCGATTTCGCTATTAGTTACGGATCCAAGATTCGTCCAGCGGCACAGCCTGCCAGCGGCTTCCGTGAAACACGGCCTGAGAAGCACGCAGTTTCGCGGGACCGCAACATTGAGCGGGTCAACCCGACTCCAACTCTTGAAACCAAGCCTGACGTTTCGGTTTGTACCGTCACGACGAAGGCTGGAACTACTTGCAAGGCCCGCCCTGTTGAGGGAACGGGTGCCTGCATTTTCCACACTGAACGGCCCACCTAGTGCAGATTTCTGAGATGCGCACTTATGTGCGCTCCGTTGTTGACATTGATTCGTCTGACATTGCCGACGACACGTTGAACAGGTTTCTTGGTGAGGGCTACGACGTAATCGTTTATTCGGAGAAGCGTTGGCCGTTCTACGAGGCCGAAACATCGTTTTCTACGGTTGCTGACACGAAGGATTACACGCTGGCAACAGTGGGCGCATCGGTTACGACTGGTTTGCGGGAAATAGCGGCGCTGCGAACCAACGACCACGTTGTTGACTTTGTGGGCCGCGACGCTGGCGATGTCGCATACCCGTTGGATGTGACATCGACTGGGGAACCATCCCATTGGTCTTTTTGGGCCGACACGGTACGCATGTACCCGACCCCTGATGCCGTGTACACAGTGAATGTACGCGGTTACAAGAATCCGACTGCTTTCGGTGCGGGTTCATCTGATGCAACTGAACCTTCCGATCTTCCTGAACCGTTCCACATCGTGATCGCAACCTACGGGGTTGCTCGGGCCTATGAACAGCAAGAAGATCCCGACATGGCGGTCCAATACTTGAGCCTGTTCAACCAAGAGTTAGACAACCTCAAGGGCCGTTACGACGACATGCCTGCACCTCAGCCTGTGTTGTTGAACAGCCGCCACTCTGGTCGGTGGCGGTCTGGGGCAGCGATGCCGTCTCGGCTCGCTTATTCGTGGGAGTAGGACATGGCTAAACGCCAGTTCTACATGGAGTCGCTGGAATCATTCAGCGGTGGCCTAAACCTGAGGTCCGATCAGTTCAACCTGAAGAAAAATGAATCACCTGATTTGTTGAACGTGGTTGTGGACCCCCGTGGCGGTGTACGAATGCGCGACGGTGTTGACCGTCGCAACACGACAGCGTTGTCGGCTGATGTTGAAGGCATGTGGGGGTTGCACACTGATTCGGGCACCAACCATGTCATGGTCAACTACGGCACCAAGGTCGCATATTCAACTACCGCAAACTTCACAGACCTGACGGGGATAACAGCACGCACCGATGGCACCCGCGTATACGGCATGACAATGAACAACGTCGCCTACGGGGTGTCTTACGATCAGGTGTCATTCAAATGGGATGGCGCAACAGCCTCCGATTTGGGTACGACACTGGATGGCACGGCGGGCAACATGCCGCAAGCCCAATACGTGACCTTTTGGAACAACTTTGCGTGGACGGCAAACACCTACGAGGGATCCACGGCGCATAAGACACGGGTCCGCTGGTCGAACGCTAATGACCCTGAGAAGTGGGCTGCCGACGACTACGTAGACATCGACAAGGGCGAACACGGCGATTACATCACTGCGATTGTTCCGATGGGTGATCGCCTGCTGGTATTCAAAACGAACAGTGTCCACGCCATATTCGGCTGGGACTCTGATTCATTTCAGGTTGTGACACTAACCAACGATGTTGGTTCTGTACCGCTATCTAGCCCTGTGTCTACCCCTTATGGGGTGTTCTTCTGGTATGGGCAGGCAGGCGTGTACGTGTTCAACGGTGAACAATTCGTGTGGTTGTTCAACAACTTGCAACCAGCGATTGATGACCGACGAATCACATTCGCTCAGAATCCGCAGTTGGCTTGGGGCAACAACAAACTGTATGTGTCGATTGATTGGACTGAGGATGGGTCTACGGCTCGCCGCACTTTGATGTATGACCCGACACTCAGCGAGTTGGGTGCATGGGTTCTAAGCGACATTGATGCTGGCCCCATGTTTGCCTACCGCCCACCTAATGGGGCGGGCACGGTGTATGCAGGTTGTGTCGCTAACACGGGCATCGTGGTCGATGTCGAGGATGACCAGAATCGCACCAGCGACCGTTACGTGGGGTCCACTGAGGCCCATATTGCTTCCTATTTTGTGACTAGGTGGGTCACTGGGAAGAATCCTGTGGTGAAGAAACGGTGGGGTAAGCCTCGGATGATCACATTGGCTGAGTCGTCAATCACTTTGCCGATAACAACGTATAAAGATTACGACAAGGCTGAGCAGGCTTCATCGTTTGATGTGAACATTGTTGGCCGTACATCTACGTCGCTGTGGGATACCGCCAAGTGGGATGAATCGGATCCTGCTTCAGCGTATGTCGCTGTATGGGATGCGATTGCCAAGGATTTGGTCACGGATGTAAAGGCTTTGCCGACTCTTGGGACAGCAAAAGCAATAAGTATGAAGGTGAACGGGCCGACGGGCACGAATAACACATGGGAGGTGAACGCATTGGCGTTCACATATGTCCCTAGGAGGCTCCGCTAGATGGGTACTTTGGCGGTTACTAACGATTTTTCGGCTGGGACAAGCATTGTCGCGGCCGACATGAACCAGAACTTCACTGATGTTGAGACGTTTGTGAACTCATCGCCGGGCGTGGTTCAAAACGATTTGGTTGATGCTCAGGGCGATTTGTTTGCTGCTACTGCGGCTGACACGGTGACGCGTTTGGCTGTTGGCTCAGATGGTCAGGTGTTGACTGCCGATTCGACTGCTACGACTGGTATTGCTTGGGCAGCGGGCGGGATGCCGTCCACGGGCGGCACGTTCACTGGGGCAGTTACTTTCGATGGTGCCTCCCCAATTGTGTTAGAGGGTGCCACTGCGGACGGGTTTGAAACAACTGTTGCGGTTACCGATCCGACTGCTGACAGAACTTTGACGTTGCCTGATGCAACAGGCACTGTTGCGCTACAAGACCTTGCGTTCAACGCCCAGACAGGCACGACGTACACGTTCGTGCTGGCCGACGCTGGGAAGATGATTACCTCGTCCAACGGCTCGGCCCAGACCCTCACCGTCCCACCCAACTCGTCGGTGGCCTACGCAACAGGCACCCAGATCATCGTTCAGGCCATCGGGTCGGGCACGGCGACGCTGGCTGCTGGCGCTGGTGTGACGATCAACTCAAAGGACTCCAACATGGACATCGACGGACAGTACGCTGCTGCGACGCTGATCAAGACCGCGACTGATACTTGGTCGCTGATCGGGGCGCTGGCCTGATGGCTATTCGTCCAGCCGATCACGGGATCTTCGCCAGTAGTGCTGACGCGTTCGTCTACGCCGAAGCCGCATATTTCGCTGGCGGGTCTGCGGCTGCGACTGTCGACACGGTTGACAAGTTCGCGTTCTCTGATGACAGCCGCACGACATTGGGAACGGGTTTGTCGTCGGCACGTTACTATCTGGCGGGGGCCGCGAACTCGGGAACCGCCGCTTATTTCGGTGGCGGTCACGCGGCTGCGGCAGTCGCAACGGTCGACAAGTTCCTGTTTTCGGCTGACAGCAGGACCACGCTGGGAACGGGTTTGTCGGCGTCAACATACGCCCTTGCGGGTGCCGCGAACTCGGGAACCGCAGCATATTTCGCTGGCGGTTATGCGGCTGCGGGTGTAGACACGGTTGACAAGTTCGCGTTCTCCGATGACGGCCGCTCCACATTGAGTACTGGCCTGTCGTCGGCACGTTACTTCCTAGCGGGTGCCGCGAACTCGGGGACAGCCGCATACATCGCTGGCGGTTACGATACGGGCTTCGCCTCAACGGTTGACAAGTTCGCTTTCTCCGACGACAGCCGCACCACGTTGGGTACTGGCCTGTCGGCGGCAACGTACCAACTTGCAGGTGCAGCCGACTCAGGGACAGCGGCCTACTTCGCTGGTGGTTACGATGGCGACGACAGTGCCATCACCGACACGGTTGACAAGTTCGCTTTCTCTAACGATTCCCGCTCCACGCTGGGAACGGGCCTGTCGGCGGCGAACCTCGGCCTTGCGGGTGCCGCGAACTCGGGAACAGCCGCATACTTCGCTGGCGGTAGGAACACTGCGGGTTCGACTGTCGACACCGTCGACAAGTTCGCGTTCTCCGACGACAGCCGCTCCACGCTGGGTACTGGCTTGTCTGCGGCGACCAGAATCCTCGCGGGGGCCGCGAACTCGGGGACGCTGTAGTGGACATCACCGAAGCAATCGCAGAAGTGCAGCAGCCTCGTAGCCGCTACCAGTTGATTCACTTTGTTATCGGGCAGCACGACACCGCAGAAATGCGCTTCTATCAACTGTGTCTGGAACTTCAAGACATGGGCTACAAGTTGCGTACCGCCCAACTGTCTGTCCGCAAAACCGAACTCGAGATCGCCCGCCTGTTGGAAACGGGTGACGAAATCGACGCCATCGAAGCGGAAGAAAAGCAGGTCGGCCTTGAACAGACCCAGATCGTCATGCGGGGTGCTGAACGGGAACTGGCAATCCTGACGGACCTGTTCGATGAGTCGCAGAAGTTCACCCGTGACGAGATCGAACACGCCCAACCCGAATACTGGCAGAAGCGCCTGACCCGCCAGACGAACTTGCAGATCATGGCGGGCGGCGTGGGGTGGGCGCAGTTGGATTCGATGCGGCAGATCGGGCTGTTGGACGACATGGTTGAGGAACGGGAACGCCAGTTGGCCGAACATGCTCAGATGGAGTTGACCGAATGACCTACTTGAAGTGGAAACTCTCCAATGACGGCGTATGGGGTACTGGCCCTGAAGAAACAATTGCCGACCGTGGCGGGCACGTCGAAGCGTCTGAATACGTTGACAGCAGCGGCTACCGCATCGGCTACCTGACCCAGCCAGCAGCGTTGACGGGTTTGGAAACGTGGGATGTCACCACTCAGACGGAGGCAGAAGCGTTGACGTTCTGCCAGCAGTTCTATGAGGACGCTGAGGTCATGCCTGACGGGCGCATCTCAGGGCCACCACCAGAGGAACTTGTGTGATGGAATGGATCGGCTTCGCGGGGCTGATAGCCGCCGCTCTCAT